ATTTAACTTCATCTCTTGATATAGTATCAGAACGACCAATGCTAAAACCTGTCTCAGGAGTTAACCTTGAGATAGGAACATTCAAAGATTTATAAAGTTTGTTTTGGAAGAATACAACATCTTCTATTGAACCTAAATTTTGTCCTCCTGGAAGAGGCACAACCTCCGTACCTTTAGATCCGTCTCTCCGAGGCATCCAGTAATCTTCAATCATCGAAGGAGATTTACGGTCGTCGGCAATTTCGCCTGTAGTAGAATTATACACCAGTTTATTTCTAAAGCGAGCCATTGTATCTTGAACATATTGGTCTGCTTTGATTTTAGGTAAAGAACCAACATCAATGTAGAAGATACGGCGTTCAGGAGCTCTAGTATAACGGTAGATAATCATTGCGTCTTCAGCCATTTTTAACTGATTAACTAATTTGACGCATTTATGTAAATAGCTTTTCGGTAAGCCTGTATTAGAATCAATTAACCCAGAATTAATATAGATTACAGAATCCGTGGATAACTTAACGCCTTGATTGGTAGTTGAAGTGAATCCTTTATCATTATAAAGGTAATAAGAATCGCCATCAATATTAACATTATTTCCATTAATATCTCTGGCTTTTTTTACTTCTTTAATTTTTCGGATTTTTCTGGGATCGATATACCGTAATTCTGTTATTCCGTTTTTTATGTTATCCTTATCAACAACGATATGAAAGAACATTCTCCCATCAATATACCATTGTCTAAAATAATCATAACCTTTTTTATTGAAGTCAAGTATATTTAATATGGTATTGAATTCCTCTCTAATTTTATTCTTGATAGATTCAGAGTATTTGAGTCCATCAAGGTTAATAGAGACAGGAGATTTAATACCATCAAATGTAATTGCTTCATTAGTAATATCATCAATAGCAGAAGAACAATCAGGATAATCAGAAGCAATTCTATATTGTCGAATTAATTGATTTTCATCTTTAATTACGCCATCAAGATCTAAGGCTAGACCATAAGCGGAATATGCGCTTATGATCGAGCCGTCGTCATTAGATGGAGGAACAATAGATTCGATTTTCTTTTTAGATTTATCTTCTTTTTTACCGTTGATAGTGAATCCGAATATTCCAGCCATAATCTATGTTATTCCAAATAAAGTTAAAATTAATTTCCTAGATCGCTAGAAGGTATAATTGTAGGTCTAGCTCCATCTTTAAACGTGAAATAATCGTATGTGAATGTCACAGAGAACGTTTCAATAGAATCGCCTTGAGCGTAATCTAAAGCAATTTCACTGACTTCAGTAGGAAACGCATTTTTGAAATCGTATCTTCTTAAGAAATTAATATCAGAATTTCTATCTAATTGGAATACAGATATATCTTGGAAATAATCGGTAAGTCTGCCGCCGATTGTATCGTTGTTAGAAATATTATAATTCCATCTTTCGAAGTATTCTCTGTTGCTGAATTCGTTATCGTTTTGGAATGTAACAGTCCAAGGTTGGAACGTTTTTTCTCCAGCAAAATTAACGACTTTTCCGCGATAAGGAACAGGAACAGTACCAACGCTGAATCCAGGCAAAGAAGCGCCAGAAGCCAATAACATTTTGTTTGTGTCAAGACCAGGAATAATTACTTTGAATTGATTGGGTCTAGCACCGCCTGAACCAAGAGCGGCTTTAAAATTTTGAATTGTAGCTGCCATATTATGCTCCTGTAGTTGTAAATGCTACTGATTGACGAGTTGCGATAAAGTTCAATGTAATGAAGTTGATAGAATAATTTGGGCGGATGTAAATATCCGCAACGAAATTGTTAGTTTCGACCACATTAGGCGTATTATTAGTAGCATCACAAATGATTTGGAAATCATTAATACCACGTCTACCCTTGATATCTCTCAAGAACGGTTCAATTAAGTTTTTGAATTGAGCTCTTGTTACATCATCATTGATAGCGAACAATTGATATTGAGCAGACTTCTCAATTGATTTTTCAAGTAAAATGAATAATCTGCGAACCCCAATTCTATCAAATGCGCTTGGACGATCTAGTAAAGTTTTATCGCCGAACAATACAGTTCCTTGACCTTTAAAGGTAACAACTGGATTAACGCCTTTAGGATATAAATTATCACGATCAGCTTTAGTTGGGTTAAACGCTAATTTAATAACATTTTTAATTTGACCGTTATTGAACCCGCCATTTGAATCCCATGGTTCGGGAGTAATAGCCGCAAGACCAGCGATATCCCCGTTTAATGCGATCCAACGACGTTTATCATTATAAGCATCATATTGGTATTTAGCGCCAGAATCTAATAAGCCATAAGAAGTTGATGGTAATTGATTGCGATATTCTAAGATTCTATCAACAGCATCAGAACCAGTACCTTTAATGAATTCGCCTGTAATTGAATCTTCAGGAGAAATGAATACGATTACGTCTTTTCTCGTTTCAGCTAGAGCAATAGCATGAGAAGCTACAGTTGCAGACGCTTTACCTAAAGTAATGAAAGCAAAATTATAAATGTCTTTGTTAGATAACAAATCTAACGCCAAGATTTTTTCGCCATCAGTTACAGCATCAGCATCAGTACCGCCTTTCAATTCAATGTAAAGTGGTTTGGTTAATGATTTGAATACAGAAGTAGGAATATTAACATCAGCAAGTTGGGTATTCCATTCTAAACCAGATACAGAAACATCTGTTGGTGCGTCTAACCAGTAAACGTATTTAGATGAGTTGTTTAATACAGTTTTATAGAAGCTAGAAGAACCATCATCATAACGAGCATCAGAAGCTTTAGACAAGAACGAATACTTTTCTAATGTAGCACCTTTAACGCCGGTAAATGCGCCGTTTTTATCGATAATTAAAATATGGATTTCGTCTTTTGCGCCAACAACGTTTTTAGATTTAGCGTAGTTAGATGTGCCTGGAGCAGAAGTAAATTGACCAACATATTCAGAAGCGATAGACACTTGGAAAGCAACAGCTGAAGTAGCTACTTTAGCGAAATTGGCTAATGTTAATTCTGTGTCGCTAACGATTTCAGCAATAGTACCAATAACTGTATGAGTAGAATCTGCTTTATGTAAAACTTCGCCAATTTTTAGGTTTTGGAATGTAGTACCAACACCAGTAACAGTTCTTGATGAAGTAGTAGAAGAAAGCGTACCAGTTTTGCTTTGATACTGGAATGTACTAGCATCAACCACGATAACTTGAATTGAGTTACCTAGTTTCCCTGGATAACGAGCGGCAAATTCTCCGATACCTAAACCGCCATCGATGAAGTTAGTTTCGTATTCATCGTAGTTATTGATTTTAACGCGGTTATCTTTAAAGACAGGAGTAGCAACAGCAAATTTACCAGCAGTAACAGCTACAGCGCCATTTGCTTCTAAAGTTAAATGTGTATTATCTGTAATAGATTTAACAGTACCGATGATTAGACGTTCTGGAGTAACAAGAACATCACCAACAGATAAAGTATCAGCAAACAATGTAGAAACGCCAACTACAGCAGTAGAACCAGTCGTTGCTGTGATTGTTCCTGTTTCTACTGGAGCAATACCAAATGTAGAATCAGTAGCAGCAATAGAAGCATTAGCGGCAAGAGTTAAATGAGTGTCATCAGCGATAGAAAGGATAACGCCTAATGTTTCCCAGCCGCCAGAAGTAACATCATTTTTGGTTAAAACTTGACCAACTGTTAATTCAGTTGTAAACAATGTACCTGTACCTACAACAGCAGCAGAACCAGTCGTTGCTGTGATTGTTCCGGTTAAAGAAGTAATAGAAGAAACGGTAGGAGCGACAACTAGAGTTAAATGAGTGTTATCAGCGATAGACTCAATAGTACCAATAACATTGAAGTTTGCGTCAATTAAGTTTTCGCCGGCGGCTAATGTAGAGAACTGAGTACCATCAAAACCGAATACAGAAGTAGAACTATCAGAGAAGAAAACGCTTCCTGATAATAATTGAGCAGGAGTTTTGACCGCTGTATATTGGTTAGCCGCATCAATACGAATATTGATAAGATTATTAGAATAAGCTAAGAAGTTAGAAGCAGTAAACCAGCTTTGTGCGTTCGCATCGGTAGGTTTCCAGAACAATTCTTTTAGATTTAGTTCTGATGTGACTGTAGTTGGTTGGAGAACTGGACCCCAATTAAACAACCCTACATGAGCAGCAGCAGTTGAGTTAATTCCAGAAACGGTAGAAGTATTATCGATTTCGTTTACTTCAATTCCTGGAGATAGTTGATATGACATAATTATTCCTTTTTGAATGGTTATGGGTTAATTTTGTGTATAATTTATTTAGTAAAAATAATTCTTTACTTTGTTCCGTAAAAGGACTATAATAGCCTAGTCGGGCGTGAAGTAAGGGTTAACGCCTAAGATAAGTTAAACGTCCATATATCTTGGGTTAACGTTCCAGGAACTTCAGCAGCAGCTTGATAGGTAGCGGCAACAGTAGGAACATTAGCAGTAACATGTTTAATTACCCC